TTCGCGGACTCGCACCGCTTGATTCTGATGCCGCCTGTAAGGCGGCGCAGCCGGCGTTGAGCGCGGCGTGGAGCGCGGCGGAGAGCGCGGCGGAGAGCGCGGCGAGGAGCGCGGCGTGGAGCGCGGCGAGGAGCGCGGCGTGGAGCGCGGCGGGGAGCGCGGCGTGGAGCGCGTTGCAGCCGACTGTGACGCTCCTGGAACTATCCGCGCTCGATCTGGTAGAGCGAATGCTAGCCGTAACAGACCCTACAGGGGCGCTTGGCTCACGAAAGGACCGTTGAATGGATTCGAAGACGCATCGCCGACCGCTCCCGTCCGTGATCGCGGTCGTCGTAACCGTGCCCTATGACCCCACGCACGCGCGGCCCGTCGGCACCGTGCTGGCGGCGGCGATTCGCGCCGCGCTCGCCCAGCCCCTGTCGGCCGATCCAGACGAGGACGCGCCAATCATGCTCGACGTCGTGGCGATCGGCCCGCACCAGATCACCGAGCTCGACGGCGACCTGGTCACGGTGACCTATCCGGTCGGCGCGGACACGGTGTTGTCGGTGCAGCCCGACGGCACGGTCGAGACGCGGGCGCCGGGCAGTGAAGGGCCCTACGAACGAGGCTTGAAGCGGCCGGATCGGATCATCTTCGCGCCGCTGGGCCGCGCCGGGAACGTGTATCTGGTGCCGTTCACCGAGACGATTCCGAACGAGGAGTGACGCGATGGATGATCCCGACGCGATGAAAGAGGGACTGACCACGAACACGCGTGCTCGCGTGGCAGTGACATTGGAAATCTCCTGTATTAGTAGCTGGAACAAGGACGCGACGGTGGATCAAGTGCATCGCCAGGCTCACGCGGATGCTCGTCAGCGTCTCGTCTCGGTGTTCAACGCCGGCGGCGTGCGAGTGGTCGGCGATCCCACGGTCACGATGATTCTCGTGGATTCCAAATGAGCTACGCCGCCGCCTGGCCGTTCTTGACGTGATCCCGAACGAGTGAGCTGTCGTGACGCCTGAATCTTGGGATGAAGATGACGAAGCAGCTGGACGTGAGCCGTGGTGTCGTGCGTTCGACACGCACACTGCCGCGCATGACTTCTGCGACGACCATCAGATTTTCTGGTGTCGATTGTGCGACAAGGAATGCCCTGACTGCGTCGATGATCCTCATTGTCCGTGGTGTCACTGCTCGCTGTTTACCGATGACCACGCCTGGGATTGCCCTGAAGACTGACCTATGAGCTACGCCGCCGCCTGGCCGTTCTTGTCGTCGACGCCGGAAGCACCGCCGCCGCCCGTGATCGTCGTGCGGCCGCCGCTGCCGCCATTCGACACGCAGACGACGGACGCGGAGACGGGCGCGCCACTGCCTGTCTACACCGTCCTGCGCGCCGAACCGCCGCCGCAGGCCGATGTGCGCTGGTGGCGCGGCGATGCGTGGGGGCTGACGATCCCCGGGCTGCCGCCGGTCGCCGGCGGGGCGAATGGACCCGCGCAGCAACGGGTCTTAACCTACTTCCTCGATCGCTACGGCCACGGCGCATGGGAAGACCGGATTCTGCAAACGTATCGCAGCTACGGCTACACGCACATTTCGCTCTCGCCGCAAGATTCGTTCGAGGCCGGCCTGAGTGAGGACGCCTACGTCGCGATGAGCGTGCGGTGTCGCGAGGCCGGGTTGTTCGTGCACCACCTGATGCGCTCGAAGTACTACACGCCGACGCCGCCGGCCCTCGGCGCGCCCGATGCGTTGATCAACCGCCTACTCGCCGAGGGCGCGATGCAGATCGAAACGCCGGCGTGGGAAATGAATCACTGGTCGCCCGAGATCGTGCGCGCGATGATCGACCACGACGCGGCGCTCATCGGGATGCGGTGTCAGATCCGGCTGCATTTTTTTCCGCACTACATTTCGTGGCAACCCAACGACGAAACGCCGACCGACTTCTGGCGGAAGAATTTCGGCAAAGTGGACGGCGTGCTCTATCAGTGCGATCCCGCGTGGACAGCGGGCATGATGGCGGCGCGCGCGACGGATTGTCTCGATCGCCTTGCGCCTGGCGGCGTCTGGGGCCTCGAGGACAGCGGCCGCGGCCATCCGATCGACTTCACGGTGTGGGAGACGATCGCGACCAATCAGTTCAACAACGGCTACGACGGCGACGGCCGGCTGGCTGACGAGGACATCGGGAACCTGAAGGGTTTCGAGGTGACGTGCGCGCCGGGCCTGATGACGGTGGCGGGATTCGGCAACGGTGGTCGCCGCCAAGACGGAACGCGGCTCTGATGACCCTCGCGTTCACGGTCTACGGCGTGGCGAAGCCCAAAGGCAACATGAAGCCGTTCCTCGGCCGCGGGATGAAGTTCCCGATCGTCACCGAGAGCAACCGCAACGTGAAGTCGTGGCAGCAGCTCGTCGCCGAGGGCGCCAGCCACGCGCTGCACGCGGTGCCGCTCGAGCAGCAGGCGGTCCTCTACGCGAGCCCCGTGCGCCTCACGGTCGGGTTCTACCTGCCGCGGCCGAAGTCGCTCCCGAAGCGCCGCCCCGTGGCGCATTTGACCGCGCCGGATTTGGACAAGCTGACCCGGTGCATCGGGGACGCGCTCAGCCAGGTCGTCTACGGCGACGATGCGCAAGTCGTCGAAGCCGTGGTCGGGAAGTTCTATGCGGGGATCGGCGAGGCGCCGCATGTCGACGTGCGGGTCGAGCCGACGGCCGGCGTGCAGCCGCTGCGCGTGCCAGCGGCGCCGCTGCCGCTGCCCTTGTTCGCGGAGGCCCTACCATGACCCCCCTGCAGCAGCAGCACGCGGACGAATTACGCGACCTCATCGCCAGTTTGGAGCGGCTGCGGGCGCTCTTCGTCATGCAACGCGATCACTTCCTGGACCGCGTCCAGGCGGCGACCCGCGACATCGAGGAGACCGACGAGAAGATGCTGCGCGTGCTCGAAGTCCAACGCGATCTCGCGGCCGAGGTCGAACGCAGGAAGGGAGTGGCCGAATGAGTGGCACCAGCAATATCACGCAAGAACGCGCGGCGCGGCGCTTTAGCCAGATTGCCACGCTCGAGCGGCAACTCGCGATCAAGCTGGGCGACATTGCGCTTGCGAAGGCGCACGTCAAGGAACTGCAGGAGGAGGCCGACGGGTTGATGGGGCGGATGCGATCCGCGGCGCGTGACGCGGGCGAGTTGCCGCTGTTCGATCTGGATGAGCAGTCCTGATGGACCTCCCAGTCTTCGCGGGCGGCGGCGGGCATCGGGCGCGGGAAGCGACCTGGTGGCGCGGCAATCCTGCGGCGTTGAGAGGACGCCGCCGCTCGCGAGACGTCTCAGGCGTCTCATAGGTCTCATGGGTATCAAGCCGGACCCGCGGGTCGTGGCCGCCCGCCGCGACGAGCTCCACGCGCAGGGGCGCGTCGCCTACTGGCTCGTCGTGAGTTACCAGGACGGGCTCGACTTGTTGGCGGGCCAGGTGCCGACAGCCGTACGTCCGCAGTTGCTGGCGACGCTCAAGCGGGCCCGGGCCGAGTCGGCCGCCGAGTATGCCGCGCGCATGAGTGACGCCGAGGATCGACGGTGAGGCTGTGACATGAAAGCCCTGACCCCGAAACAGCAGCGATTCGTCGCGGAATATCTCGTCGACTTGAACGCTACGCAGGCCGCCATTCGCTGCGGCTACAGCCCGAAGGCCGCCAAAGAGCAGGGGTATCGCCTGCTCACAAATGCTCACATCCAGGCCGTCATTCAGCGGCAGCAGGCGCAGAAAGTCGAAAAGGCGGGGTTGACCGCCGACCGCGTCCTCGAGGAGTACCGCCGGCTCGCCTTCAGCAACGTGCAGCAGTTGTTCACGCCAGAGGGCGCGCTGATTCCGGTCCACGAACTCCCGACCGAGGTCGCGGCGTCGATTGCGAGCCTCGAAGTCATCATGAAAAACGCGACGGCCGGCGACGGCAAGATCGACCGCGTGTTGAAAGTCCGGCTGTGGGACAAGACGCGGACCTTGAACGACTTGGCGCGGCACTTCGCGCTCTTGGTCGATCGGATCGAGGTCAGCGGTGAAGTGACGCTCGGGGAGAAGATTGCGGCGGCGCGGCAGCGCGGCGCGCAGTTGCTGGCGGAACGCAACAGCGCGGGATCGCGATGAGCGCGGCGCCTGCTCCCTTCCTGCTCTGCGTCGACCGGCTCGATCGCGCCGATGCGCGCGTCTGGGCCGTCGTCTGGCGCGGGCGGTGGCGCGTGGCGACGGCGGTGCATGTCGCGGTGCCGGTCCAGACGGTGTTCAAGGGCGTGCGCGCGTGTCAGCCGAAAGCGTATCTGACGGGCGTGGGCGTCGTGCGGCGCGCGAAACAGGCGCTCTGGATTACCCCGACCTGACCAGCAGGAAGTGTCATGCCCGAGCGCCCCCGGTGGACCGAGAATCGCACGCGCTGCCGGCACTGCGGGGTGCGGTGGGGCCAGTCGCCGTTGTGGCTCTGCCGCCAGTGCGATCGGGTGCTCGGGAGTTACGTGCCGCAGACGCCGACGACGCGGCACTGCCGGCGCTGCGGCGCGGCGGCGGACACCCGCGAGAGCCTCTGCACGGCGTGCTGGCAGGCGCTGGCCGACGAGGTGGCGGCGGCGTGTGCGGCGCGCGAGGCCGCCGCCGTGCCGCCGCGACAGGAGCGGGTGATTCGCGGGCGGACCTATGTCGTGGTGTGGGACGGGACGAAACGATGACGCGCGAGGAAAATCGATGGCTGACTTTACCCAGTACCGCAAGAAGCAACTCGCGGAGATGCGCCCCTATGTCGCGGGCGAGCCGCTCGTGGGCGTCTCGATCGCGGACGTCGATCGGCAGGCCGGATCGCCGAAAGTCGGCGACATGGTGGCGCGCAATCCGCTCGACCATCGGGATCAGTGGCTGGTGACCGAGGCGTTCGTCGCCGCGAATTACGAACCCGTGCCCTGATGACCGCGTTACCCGGCGCGGCGGCGCGTCAGGCGTTTGGCGGCGGCGCTGATGTCGGCCCCCAGCCGGGTCTGCCAGCCGCGGCCGGTCGCGCGGTAGGCGGCGAGGGCGGCGGGGTCGAGGCGCACACTGATCGCGACTTTCGTCGGCGTGCGCTGCCGGCCGCGGCGGCGCTGTGCGGCGGCGCAGTTCTCGCGCAGCGCCTGCGCGACCTCCGGGGGCAAGCCGTCAGGAAAGCGCTTGGCGCGGGCAAAGTCCTCCGCCGTCCATTCCAGCGGATCAAGCACGCGGCGCATCTTAGACCGCCACCGCGGCGCGCACGCGCTCGAGCCGCAGACGGAGATCGGCAATGGCGTCACATTCCTCGGCACCCACCGGCAGCAGGGAGCCCGCGGGCAGGGGGTCGCCGTTGGCGGCGGCCGCCAGCGCATCCAGCACTCGCACGGGTGCGCCGACGGCACCCGCGAATTGATAGGCCTCGCCACAGAGATGTTCCAACGCGTCGATCCGCTGCTGCAGGAGTTCAGGGTCCGTCATCGGAGGTCCGCCTGTTTCAGAATGCTGTGCAGGGTGCCCGGCTTGAGGTCACCAGGATGATCGGGGACGGTGACCTTGCCCGGTTTCTGCGGATGCGCGAAGTGTTTGTGACTGCCCGTTTGTCCGACGGCCTGCCAGCCGTCCGCCTTGAGGCGCTTGATGATCTCGCGCGCGGTCATCGCACCATCTGACTAATTGTATATACAACACATGGCCGCGTCAAGCGTTAGTGGTGTGGGACGGGACGAAATGATCACGCAGTGGTTTGCGCGTGTGCTGACGGATGCGGAACGAATGGAATTGATCCTGTTGGCTGGAACTCGCCGTGGCGGGCAAATCATTACTCGAGGGACCGCGGTCATTGGCGCGGTGATGGATGCGCGTGAATGGAAGGATTGGCGGAAGGCCCATCCGCGTCTGACGTTGTCCGACCGAACTGGGAAGCGATGAGCCCCGCCACGCAGACCGACGAAGAGGCGCTACAGGATCTCGTCGCGTCCTGCTACGCCGACCCGCTCGCCTTCGTCTTGCAATGCTTCCCGTGGGGTGAGCCGGCCACGCCGCTCGCCGACGAACCCGGCCCCGACGCCATCCAGCGCGAGTTTCTGGAGTCGCTCGGCGCCGAGATCCGTGCGCGCGGGTTCAACGGGCACGACGCCGTGCTGCCGATCCGCATGGCGGAAAGCAGCGGTCACGGTACAGGAAAATCCAGTCTCGGCGGGATGCTGGCGGCGTTCATTCTCTCGACGCGGCCGGACAGTATCGGCACCGTGACGGCCGGGACCAATACGCAGCTCAAAGAGCGCACCTGGGCAGCGATCTGCGCGTGGCTCGGGCGCTGCCTCACCGCGCATTGGTTCCATATCCAGGCGACGGGCATCTACTCCGTCTGGCGGCCGGCGTCGTGGAAGCTGATTCCGCAAACCTGCCGGCCCGAGAACGCGCAGAGTTTTGCCGGGCAGCACGCGAAAACCTCCACGTCGTGGTACCTGTTCGATGAGGCGTCGGAAGTCGACGATCGCATCTGGACGACGGCGGACCCCGGCGGCCTCACCGATGGTGAGCCGATGTTTTTCGCGTGGGGGCAGCTCGTGCGCAACACGGGGTATTTCTACCGCGTGTGCCAGGGCGACGTGGCCGGGCGCTGGAACCATCGGCGCGTCGATGCGCGGCTGTCGCGGTTCACGAACAAGGCGCTGCTCGACCAGATTCTGCAGGACTACGGCGAAGACAGCGATACCTGGCGGGTGCGCGTGCTGGGCCTGCCGCCGCGCGCCTCGCAGCTGCAATACATCGATACGAACCGCGTCAGTGCGGCGCGCAAGCGGTCCTTCAAGGCCAGCGACGATGAGCCGCTCGTGGCCGGGTTCGACGTCAGCGGCGGCGGCAAGGCGTGGAACGTGATTCGGTTCCGGCGCGGGCTGGACGGGAACCCGCGAGCCCCGATTCGGATTCCGGGCGAGCGCGACCCGGATCGGTCACAGCGCATCGGCCTCTGCGCCGAGCTGCTCAGCGACCAGCGGCCGGGGCACCAGCTCGCGGCGCTCTTTGTCGATAGCGCGTTCGGCAGTCCGATCGTGGTGCGGCTGCAGGCGCTCGGCTACGACAACGTGTATGAGGTGAACTTCGGCGGCGATTCACCGGACAGCCATCAAGAGAACATGCGCGCCTATATGTGGGCGAAGGCAAAGGAGTGGCTCTTGCTCGGCACGCTGCCGGATGACGACACGCTGTGCGAGCAGTTATGTCTGCCGGGGTTCCATCTGAATCGGCGGTCGCGGTTAGTGCTCGAGAGCAAGGAATCGTTACAGGCGCGGGGCGAGGCGTCGCCCGACGACGCGGATGCGTTCTGTCTGACGTGGGCGCAGGCGGTGGCGCCGCCACGGCCGACGGTCGAGGTGCGGCGGCAGGCGCGGCCGGTGAGCAGTACGTGGGGGTGAGGCCAGGCTTATCGTGGGAGTTCAAAGCGAAGGAGATCCTGCGCCGGCTGCCGCGCGAGGTTGAGTGGTTGACGATTCTGTTCGATTCGGGCGATCGGATCGATCTCCATCGTCCAGGCGGCACGGGATCGCGTCGGTGCGGGTTCGTAGTCCCGCATTGGTTGAATGAGGCGGCAGATGACGTCGCGATTGACGAAGGCGTCAAGCTGTGCTTGGCGTCGCTGAATCCTCACGCGGAAGGGTTATTGCCACCATGAGCCGGGCCGGTGAGTAGTACGTGGGGGTAACGCGATGAGGGTGCCGAATCCACACGTCGATGAAGACCAGGAGCAGGAGCCTGAGCCGGCCGACGGCATAGACGAGCACTATCGGCGAATGCGGAAGTACTTCGGTTTCACACCGCGCCCACTGACCCTTGCCCGTTGTCCGCGAATCGTCGCCGGCAAACGGTGTGTGGTTGGTAATGTCGAGGGCCAGCGGTGCCTCTGCCAGCGCGTCCCGGCCCATCTCGCGGATCATGCGCGGATGTGGCGCGATGCCCACGGTCGATCGGTGCTCAGTTGGGAACCCTACGGGATCGATGGCGACGAGTTCGCGGCCGTGGTCCCTGAGTTGCTCGCCCTTGGGTTGGAGATTCTCATCGAAGGCTATTCGCCGTACTATCCGGGGCACACGGTGCTGATGATCATCAGGCGCCCGATGCGGCTGCCAGTGTCTGGAGAGAACCCATGACGCCTATTGCCTCGCTGCGCCTGACGTCGACATTCTGTGGCGCGTTCCCCATCGACCGGCGGGGCCCTCGCGTGTATTGCACCCGCGAACCGGGACATCCGGGCCGCCACGTGGCGACGATTGGGCCCTATCAGGTGGCGACGGTCGTGCTGGCCGAATGGGACGCTCCGGCGCGGGGCGAGACGGACGGGCCAGCATCAGATCCCCCGCCCGAATAATGGGTGGACGCCCGTGCCTGCACGCAATGCGATTGCGGTAGAAGTTAAACCGTGGGAAGACACTCGCCTCCGGTGTGGAATCGGGCATCGGTATCGTGGGCGCGTGCGTCTTGTTCAGCGTCAGGGCTATGACATGGACGGCGAAGGGTTTCTCTATCCGCCGTCCGATGACTTCGATCCGCCGACGTGTGTTGTTTGCGGACTGAAGACATGGAAGCGCGACGCCACGATCTCGGCCCCGGAATAATGGTTGCGCCCGCCGCGGGCGGTCTTTCAGACTGGCCCGACCGATGGGCCTGCACGCTGGCGCCTCCCTCGATGCCGATACCTACCTGATTTCCACGCGCCAGCGCGTCGTGTGGACGCTCGCCGAACGCAAGCGGCTCGACCGCTGCGCGAAAGACTTCAACAGCCACGGCGACAAGCTGCAGCTCCGGTGCGGCAACATGACGTGCCCGGAGCCGACGATGCACCTGGCGGCCGACTGGAGCGCGCCCGGCGGCGCGGTGCTGCGTTGCGGCTGCACCGACCGCGTCTTTTCGCCGACGGTCTAGCGATGCAGGCCCCGTTTCCGTGGTTCGGCGGTAAGCGGAAGGTCGCGGCGGAGGTGTGGGCACGCTTCGGCGCCGTCGAGAATTACGTCGAGCCGTTCTTCGGATCGGGCGCCGTCCTCCTGGGCCGCCCGCGCCCGTCTGGCAATGAAACGATCAACGACCTCGATGGCTATGTGGCGAACTTCTGGCGGGCCGTGCAGACCGAGCCTGACACCGTGGCGCACTGGGCGGATTCGCCGGTGAATGAAAACGACCTGCACGCGCGGCATGTCTGGCTGGTGCAGCAGCGGGAGACGTTACGGGCGCAGTTGGAAGGCGATCCGGATTGGTGCGACCCAAAGATTGCGGGGTGGTGGGTGTGGGGCGTGGCCTGTTGGATTGGGTCGGGCTTCTGCTCAGGGAACGGCCCGTGGTGGGTGGTGCATCTCGGGAACAACGGGCAAGGCGTGCACCGGCAACTCGTGCATCTCGGGGACAACGGGCGGGGCGTGCACCGGCAACTCGTGCATCTCGGGGACAACGGGCAAGGCGTGCACCGGAAACGCGTGCATCTCGGGGACAACGGGCAAGGCGTGCACCGGAAACGCGGACTCACTGAGTGGTTCGATGCCCTCTCGGCGCGGCTTCGACATGTGCGCGTCTGCTCAGGGGATTGGTCGCGGGTGTGCGGCCCCTCGGTGACGTTTAAGCACGGGTTGACCGGGGTCTTCCTCGATCCCCCGTATGCCGACACGGCCGAGCGCGCCTCGAACCTCTACCGGGTGGATAGTGAGGACGTGGCGCACGCGGTGCGGGTGTGGGCGATCGCGAACGGCGATAACCCGCTGCTCCGCATCGCGCTGTGTGGCTATGAGGGCGAGCACGACATGCCCGCGTCGTGGGCGGTCCATCAGTGGTCGGCTGGCGCAGGCTTTGGCGGACAAGCGGACGAGCGGACTGGCAACGGGACCCGTGAGCGGATCTGGTTTTCGCCGCAGTGTCTGACGGCCCGCACGCCGGGGCTCTTTGATGCCGAAGCGATTCCTGCGTCTGTCCGGACGCTGCGGGGTGGCCTCACAGTCGAGGAAGCCGAGGTGGTGTAGCGATGCCCGCGAAGTCTCCGGCGCAACGGCGGCTGATGCAGGCGGCGGCCCACGGCGCCACCTTCAAGAAAGCGCGCGAGGTGCGGCAGTCGATGACGCCCGAGCAGTTGCGCGACTACACGCGCGGGCCGTCGGTCGGTGAGGCGCTCGGGACGCCGCCGAAGAAACAGGCCCGCTGATGCGCGTCCCTGAGTCCCCGGTCCCGCTGGACGAGCAGGTTGCCACGCTCGCCGACGAATGTGCGAGGGAGTGGACGAGCCTCGATACCCGCCTGCGAATGGCCGAAGGGGCCGGCAACATCAACGACGCGCACGTCAAAGAGGTCTATCGGGACTTCGTGGCGCACCGCGATATGTCGCGCTGGCAGCGCCTGCGCTGGCTGATCTGGGGATCCCGCTATGCCTGACGCCCTCGTCCAAGAGCTGCTCGAGCGCAAAGCCTACTCGGAGGCGAACTGGCAGGAGATCCGCACCGAAGCCGAAACCGACATGCGGTTCGTCGGCGGCAACCCGTGGGACGACGACGACAAGAAGCTCCGCAAGAATCGCCCGACGATCGCGCCCGAGGAAATGGGCCAGTACTTCAACCATGTGATTAACGCCTTGAGGGCGAACCCCCGCGGGATGAAGTTCGCACCCGTCGGGAACGGGGCCAATGACGACGGCGCGCGCTGGTATCAGGACAAGGCGCGCGAGGTCGAATACCGCAGCCACGCGGAAGTGGCCTACCTGACCGCGGCCGAAAATGCCATTCAGCGCAGCTACGGCTATTGCCGGGTGACGACGAAGTACTCGTCGCCGCGGTCGCCGAATCAGGAAATCTGGATCGAGGCGATCCCCGACCCCGACAAGGTGCTGCTCGACTTCGACGCGAAAGAACCGGACGCGAGCGACATGCAGTATGCGTTCGTGTTCGAGTGGGGCTCGCGCACCGAGCAGGCGAAAAAGCGCGACGTCCTGCTGCCGAAGAAAAGCAAGACGCACGCGGCCTCGAGCAGCGAAGATCTGGAGTGGACCGGCGCGGCCGGGGGCAAGCCGACCGGCTGGATTGCGGGTGACCAGGAGCTGCTCGCCGAGTACTGGGCGCTGACGACGACGCCGCGGCAACTGCTGCTGATTGCGCCGCCGCCGCCCGTCGGGCCGCCGGCGCTGCGGGGGTTCCCGCCGCTCACCGGGCCGGCTGCGGGGCCGTATCCGCCGCCGGGACTGCCCGGCCTGCCGCCCGGCATGGCGCCGCCCCCGGGGATGCTGCCGCCGCCCGGCGTGCCGATGATGCGCGGCGGGCTGCCGATGGAAATCCCCGGCGTCCGCGGCGGATTGCCGATGGCGCAGGCGGGCCTGCGTCCGCAGCCGCCGGGCTCGCTGCAGATGGCGCGGCCTGGGATGCCGCCCGGTCTCCCGCCACAAGGGCCCCCGCCGCCGCCCCCGCGCCCGCAGGCCGTGTTCGAGGACGAGTTCGACGCGGTCTGGCGCCCGAAGGGCTGGACCGTCATCCGCGAACTGCGCACGGTCGAGGATCCGACCGTGCGGCTGTACCTGACCGACGGCCTCGACATCCTGCACGAGCAAGACTGGCCGGGGAAGTACATCCCGATCGTCTCCTGCTACGGCAAGGTGCTGTACGTCCCGGAAGGCGGCCAGGTCAAACGCAAGATCCTGTCGATGACCCGCTTCGGCCGCGACCCGTGGAAAGCCTACTGCTATTGCTGTTCGCAGGAGCTCGAAGTGCTCTCGATGGTGCCGAAGAGTCCGATCATGGCCGTCGAAGGGCAGCTCGGGCGCCATCAACAGGAGTGGGAAGACTCCACGCATACGCCGAAGTCGGTCCTGTTCTACCTGATGCGGACGCCCGCGAGCGGCGAGGCGCCGCTGCCGCCGCCGCAACGGCTCGACTACCTCCAGGGCGAATACCTGCAGGGGCTCCAGGCCGTGAAGGAAGGCTATCGCCGTGCGATTCAAGCGGCGATGGGCAGCAACTTCCTGCCGACGCAGGCGCAGCGGATCAACGACAAGAGCGGCGCCGCGCTCAAGAGCATCGATAGCGCCGCGGCGGCCGGGACGTATCACTTCGTCCACAGCTACGAGTCGATGATCCGACGCGTCGGGATCATCTTCGAAGACCTCGCCGCGGAGATTTACGACTACACGGGCGAGACGGGCACGATGGGCGCGGCCGGCGACGCCGTCACCACGCGGATCAACGACCCGAACGACCCCGATAGCGTTAGCACGCAGGGCGACTATCTGGTGACCGTCTCGAGCGCGCCCTCGAGCGACAGCGAGCGCGACGCCGCCGAAGACTTCACCGAGACGCTGGTGCAGAACCTTGGGATGGTGGCGCAGCTCGCCGGGCCGAAAGTGGCGAGTGCGGTCTTTGCCCGCGCGATCCGCATGCGGAACCTCGGGCCGATGGGCGATGCGATTGCGGACCTCATCGAGCCGCCCGAGTTCAAGAGCGAGACCGGCGAACCCGTCTCGCCTGAGGTCGCGTCGCTCCAGGCGCAGGTGCAGCAGCTCACGCAGGCGCTCCAGCAGGCGCAGCAGGCGGCGCAGGGCAAGGCCGGCGAGCTCCAGAGCAAGCAGCAGATTGCGCTCTTGCAGGAGCAGGGCGACAGTCAGCGGGCGCACGAGGCCAACGAAACGAAGCTGGCCGTCGCCGCGCTCAGCGCCAAGTACGAGACGCTGCAGAACGCGATGCGGCTGTTTGCCGAGGAACGGGCGCGCGTCGGGACGCAGCAGCACGAGCTCGCGGCGGATGCCGTCGCGGCGGCGCATGAAGTGCGGATGGCGGCGCAGGGCCACGCCCACGAAGCGGCGCTCGGGGCCGCCGAGGCGCGGCACGCGGTGCGGCAGGCTGGACGTGAGGCCGCACAGGCCGAGGCGAGCCAGCAGGCGCCGATGCCGCCGCTGCCGAACGGGGGGCCGCCGGAGGCGTTCACGCCGTGAGCGAGATCCTGAGGGATCCGCAGACCGGGATTGCCATCCGGTTCGTGCGGGAGTTTGACGGGCGACCGTGGACGGGCGCTGATGACGAGGCGCTGGCGCGCGTGCTGTGGGCTATGAAGGGAGCGGAGATGCCACACGACCGGATTCTGCAGTTCTTCGTCTACGATCACCTGCCGCCGAAGCTCCAGGAGGCCAGTAAGCCGTTTTGCGAGCTGGCCGAGCACTTAGTCGCAACCTACCCGATGAATCCCGAGCGCACGGTGGCGTTGCGCAAGCTCCTCGAGGCGAAGGACGCGGCTGTGCGGATGGTGCTCGACACCGCCGACGCCTAGCGCCCGCACCCCGCCCGCCGAAATAATGGTTGCGCCCCGCCGGGGCGTCTTCGCAGACTGGCAAGCACCTGATGCCAGACGACGTCCCCGGCGTTGCCCCCGCGCAGCCGCCGGCCTCGACCGATGCCCCGTCCGCCCCGGCGCCCGTCTCCGCAGAACGTGCGGCGGCGGAGTCTGGCGACTTCGGCGCGTTCGATCGAGCGCACGTCGCGAAGCGTGAAGGCAAGACCGTCCCCGAAGTCGCGCGGCCCGCTGCACCCACGCAGCCGGCGGCGAACCCCGACGGTGAGACCAGCGAGCGCGCGGTCTCGAAGCGTCAGCAGGCGATCAACGACTACGAACGGCGCATTGCGCAGCAGGAGCAACGCCTGCGCGAGCTCGAAAGCCGCACCGCGCGGCCGGACGCGAGTCAGCCGCCGAACGGTCAGTCACCGCCGAACGGCCAGCCGCCCACCGGGCAGCCCGCCCCGGAAACCCAGAAAGAGCGCGCCGCGCGCTACCTGGCCCGGCCGGATGCGCCGAAGATCGACGACTTCGACACGTACCCCGAATACAACGCCGCGCAAACGTTGTTCCTGCAGGATCAACTGCAGGCGGAACAGGCCGCCGTCCAGGGCCAGCGCGCGGCGGAGCAGCACCGGCACGAGGCCCTCGTCGCCCGCGACCAGGCGTTTCGCGAACGGCTGACCACGGCGCAGACCGAGGATCCGGCGTTCGTCACCGGGCTCTCCGACGAGGCCAAGAACCTGGGCGGCCTCGACTACGCGCGGCGATCCGGGCAGACGCCGGGGCCCGTGCACATCATCGGCGAACTCGTGTACGACAGCCCGCACGCCGTCGCCTTTCTCAAGTACATCTCGGCTGACCCGACTGCGCTCGCGCAGCTCGTCACACCG